CGCAACGTGTTGAGCGCCAGGTAATGTTCTGGGTCGGCTTTCAACGACGCTTCCCAGATCGCCGAACTCAAGGTGTCACGCAGCTCGATGACGTCATCGGCAACCGGCACATCGACGCGTTGCAGCGCTTGCGTCACTTGCTGATCCAGCGACGGCACCACCGTGAGCGGCGTGACGGTCGTTGCAACCGGCATGCTCGCGACGATTTTCGCCACCTTGACCAACAAGGCATCCTGAACCAGATTGGCGGCGGCCTGAGCCGTCACGCCGGTATCCAGCCCGCTGCTCTGACTGACCAGATTGATGCCGGACACCGCTTCCGCCTGTTGCGTGGCCTCGGAAATCACCGACCGGTAATCGACCGTTTCAACAGAGGACACGCCACCATTGCTGCCGGACCTTGCCGCAGCGCTGCCGTTACTGCCACTCGCGGAACCGCTGCCTGAACTGCCAACTGTGGAGCTGCCGGAACCTGACCCGACATTCGTTCCGGTATTCGCCCCGCCAATACTGCTGGTGCCGTTCGCTCTTCTGGCTCGACGGCTGTCACCGTCGAAACTGGCGAAGAACGTGGTAAACAGCGTGCTGACCGTCAACGGTGCATTGACCAGCGAATGCACCAGCGCGGTGACATCCGAATAGATCGTCATGAACGGTGTGAACTGCCGCTGAATGGTCGCGAATACACCCGACAGGGCGCTGCGCAGTGCCTGAATATTGATACGCACCGCGTCCACCGTGGCCATCACCGAGCGGTAGCGCCTGAGCGCCGAGTCCAGCAGGCTCTCGGACGCGCCCAGCAACTGCCGTCGCGTATTGAGGGTCGACACGGGAAACTTGAGCGGGTTGGCCGGATAGAACTTCAGGTCCAGTCGGACGAGTCCGCCTTCGCTCAGGTTGTGTGTGACGCCACATTCGCCAACCTGGACCTGCACGCGACCCAGCCAGGGATGTACCAGCTCGCCGGCACCTTCCTGCTCTAGAGCCTGTAGCAGTTTGTCTCGCTGTTCGAAGCAGTCGGGACCGACAATGAACCCCGTCAGCGTATGAACTTTCGACTGCTTGCCCAGCGACTCGAAATAAGGCTCGTCGCGTTGTGGAAACTCATGCAACTGCCCCTTGCGACCTGCCGGGACGACGGCTTTTTCAATGAAAAAACCGACGCCCCGGAAAGACGCCGGCAGCAGGCTGTCACGCCATGTACTCATGATCCGGCTCCTGCGCCGAGGGTTCGATAACCGACGTTTGGCGATATCGTCAAACCCGGCTGGTTAGTTTGCACTTGCCCCGCACGCATGCCCGGCGGCGCGTTTTCAAAGCGAATGTTGAGCTCGCCTTCAAGTCGCGGGCCGGCCCCGCCTGCGCCCTGTTGCAATAACAGGCTGCCGGGGGCCAGCGGGGTGGGTACGCCGAGCAATTGACTGGTCGGCGGCACGCCGGTGGCCTGATTGAGCTGAAGCTGATTCAGGCGAACGTTCTCGACGGCATTGGCCGCCAGAAACGCACCGGTCCCGCCGCCCGGCCCGGCGTTGCGTATCCGCTGTTCTTCCGCGAACTGATTGGCCTCCTCCGTCGCCCGCTGCAGCACTGACTTATTAGTGTCACCGCCGAACCGGCTCATGATCGGTTCGATGAACGGTTTGATGTCCGCCCACAAACCCGCGAACCAGGTTTTGATCGGCTGCCAATTCTGGATGACCATGCCCAGCGGCGAAAAACTGAACAGGGTTGCCAGTACATCGGTAAACGGCTGCGCCTCGGCCTTGATGGTTTCCCATAGCCCGGCCAGATACTCGGACAACGGCTGCCAGTTGGCCACGACCATGCCCAACGGGGTCCATGCGAAAAGCGTCTGCAGGAAATCGAAAAACGGCGTCGACAGCGCCTTGATCACGCCCCAAAGCGCGGCAAAGAATTCGGTCAGTGGTTGCCAGTTGGCTGCGATCATGCCAAGAGGCGTCCAGGCGAAGACCGCCTTGAGTACGTCCCACAGCGCCATTACCGGTCCGCGAATTGCCTCCCAGACCGCCTGGAAATAAGGTGCGACGGTTGACCAGTTGGCGATCAGAAAAACTGCCGCCAGCGCGAGGCCGCGCACGATCAAGGCCAGCGGTGACAGGCCCATCACCGCGCTAAGTACGCTCATGGCGGTCGTCGCGGTCATGACCGCAACTTGCAATACACCGAACGCAATCGCAGCGGCCACCACACCCTTGATAACGCCAGGGTGTTCGGCCGCCAGTGAGGCGACCTGAGAAATCATCGGCCCGATCACGGCCATTGCTTCGTTCATCGCCGGCAGGAACATACTGCCGATATTGATGCCCAGACGATCGACACGGTTGGTCATCTCTTTGATGGCAGTGGCCGTGGTCTGGGAGTTGTCTGCGAACTCCTTCTCGATGGAGCCGCTGTTTTGCACGCCCTCCCCGACCTTGGCCAGGTTGGACCTGAGCACATCGAGGTGGGCCAGCAGCGGCGTGATCGCGCCCAGCGATTCGGCACCGAACAGCTGCGTGATGACGTCCGACTGTTTGCCGGGATCAACACTGGAAACCGCCGTCAGAACCTTTTCAATGGTCCCGGACGGGTCACTCTGCATGCCTTGGGTCAGCTGGTTGACGTCGAGCTGCAACGCCTCGAACGCCCCGGCTTTCGCCGCGCCCCCTTCGGTCAACGACTGCATGAAACGCTTCATGCCGCTGGCGGCCACATCGGCCGGCACATCGACGCTGGCCAGGGTCGCGCCCATTGCCGCCAGTTGCCCGGACGCCATCCCCGCAACCGGCCCGAGCGGGCCCATTGCAGTCACCATGGTGGCGATTTTCTTTTCCAGATTGTTGCCGCCCAGCACGTTGATCTTCTCGGACAATGCCGCGACCTGCGGCTGAGTCATCTGAAACGATGACCGCCACGAGGCCATCATGTCGCCCGACTCGGCCGCTGTCTGATCGAATGCGACGCCCATTTTCACGGCGTCGCTGGCAAACCCGGTCAGTTCTTCGCGCGGTACATTGGCCTTGGCACCCGCGGCGACAATCGCCGCGATACCGTTGGCGCTTTCCGGCAGTCGTTCACTGAGGTCCAGAATGTCGGAACTCATCTGCTGGAACTGTTGCGGTGTTTCAAAGGTGACCGATCGTTTCACGCCGGCCATGCTGGTCTCGAAACCGATCGCTGCCTTTACCCCGGCAATCAAGGGCTCTGCCAAAGCATTGCCCTTGATCATCTCGCCCACTTCGACGTTCCCAAGACCAGAGCCTTCAAGCCTGGTCTCGAAGCCTTCAACGTTGTTGCGGATGGTTGCCAGCGTTGGAGACAGCTTGTCGACGCCGGTAATCAGCGTCTTGATAGTGTCTGCCATCACTCCCCCTGCAGGATCTGGTTGATGCGTTGCGTCTGCAAGATCGACTCGGTGATGACGTCCAGCTCCCTGGACATCATCAGTTCGGGATCGGTCTTCCAGAAGTACGCGAGGTCGTAAACGACGGCGATCAGTCCTTCGAGGTCGCTGATGCCGCTGCCATGAAAAAACTCGCAACCTTCCAGCTCAGCGTGTTGATGTCGCACAGGTCCATCTGATTGACCGACGAGGGCGGGATGCCGGCGCAGACGGCGATGTACTTCGCCGCCACGTCCAGATCCAGGGAAACTTCCTCGTTCTTGTCGATCCTGTACGGCAGGGCCTTGATGGCCCGCGCTTCCTGCGCCGTAGGGCGCCGGAATGTCAGTTGCGAAAGGGTTTCGCCGTGCGCTTCGATCGGGCTGGCCAGGTCGATGACTTCACTCATTGCCAGCTCCCCTGATTACCGTCGAATTGCAGCTCGATGGTGCCGTCGTCAGCCTTGCTGCTTGGCGTTTCGACCAGATAGGCACCGGACAGGACGTAGGTCTTGCCGTTCTTGAACTCGCAGGTGATGGTCATATCCACACCGGTAGTGAGCAGCTTGAGCGGCAGATCTGCGGTATGCACGGCGGTAAACTTCAACCACGCGGCCTTTTCGGTTTCCTTGTAGTAACCAGGCACGACCGTCTCGCGCTTGATGTTCATCAGAGGCGCTTCGCCGCCGCCGCTGATGGTCAATTGGGTGCCATCCACTTTGATGTAGCAGGTACCCGCAACTTTCTGACCCATGTTGTTTATCTCCAGAATGAAAAAACCCGCACGAGGCGGGCTTGAAAGGGTTGGTTAGGCTTATGCCGCTTCGTCGTACTGCAAGCGGAACTGGTTGAGCAGCGCGAACACGCGCAGGCCGTTGATGTAGTCAGGCGGGAACATCACGTTCACGCGGCTTGGGTCATTGCCATCACGCTCGACGATCAGGTGCTGGGCGAACGTTTCGGCGTTCTCCACATGACCTTCTTCTTCAAGACGTGCGTACTGCGCAATCAACTCGCCACGGATGGTGCTCGGCGTGATGATCGGCTGGCCGGCACCGAAACGCGTGCCATCGTTGGCCAGCTTGTGGCGGCCGTACTTGCTGGTGATGATGCCTTGCAGGCGACGGATGATGAACGCCGACTGATGCATGGTTTCGCTGTCCAGGTACGAGTTGTCAGCCTGGCCGTACGCGTTCTTCTGGTAGGTGGTGATCGAACGCTGGATGCGCACGTAACCGCCTTCGTAGTAAGCCGTGGCGATGCCGTAACGCAGCAGCGACTCACGCTCGGTCAGGGTGAAACGCTGGCTGGCCGGAGCAGGATCGATACCGGGCATGGTGCCACTCTGGGTCGGACGGCTGGCGTCGGCAGAGATGAACACTGCTGTGCGCGCAGCCAGTGCAGCGGCTTGCAGCCAGACAGGTTGCGGAACACCGTTTTCCACACCCTGAAGGGTGATGTGCTGATCGTTGCGCAGTTGACCTGCGGCCACCAGCGTACCGACCGTGCCGCGCTTGGCGCTGTAAACATGACCGTACAACTGACGGGCCCAGCTCCAGCGACCGGTGCTGTCGTCCATTGCCGCTTTCCAGGCATCCAGCGCGGCGGTGTCGGTCCAGGGCATGCAGATGAACTCGAACGGTTCGTCGCCCAGCGCAGCCAGTGCCTTGAGTTGATCAGGCGTACCCACGCCACCGGTCATGGCTGTTACTGCCGCGGTCAGGCCAGCAGGAATGACTTCGCCATTGGTCTTGCCCTGGCGATTGAATTCCAGCTGGATGTCGTTGCCGCTTGCCCCGCTCCATTTGCAGGAAAGGGTCAACACACCCGCTTCGACAGCCGCAGTGATCGGCAGGTCAGGCGTGGCATTGATCTTTACCGACAGTGCGGTGGCCGCCTGGGCAGCGGTTGCGCCGTTAACGACAGTGGCCTGCACTCGCATGCCGCCGACATACAGGTTCAGCAGACCGGCTTCGGTCGCCGCGCCGGTGAGGGTGACTGTTGCGCCGGCCTTGGCGCCTTCGGTATTGAGCAACGGCAGGCACCAGACTTCGCCGGTGGGGTCCGCCTTGCGCCAGGTTTCATACATGGCGGCCAGCATGGAGCCCTGACCGCCGATGTTTTTCGCCAGCGCCACGCTCGGCACCAGCACCAGAGAACCCAGTTCGGGGCCGGACACATCGTCGTTGACCTGCGCAACGATCAGTCGACGCATGCTGGCCGACGCGCTGTTGGCGGCCGAGTTGTCCATCTCCGCATAAAACAGCGGCACGCGAACATCGGATGGAATGTTGTTAAAGCTGATAGCCATTGTTTGGCTTCCTCTTGGTTAAGCCGTGAAGGCTTGATGGGTGGTGGTGGATTGCTCGGTTTGAAGGGTGATGTCGCCGTCGTTCTGACGACGCTGCCACCAGGCGTTGAAGGTCACCTGCCGGCCTTCGACGGGCAGCAAATCGCCCGCCTCCGGATCCGGCACAGTGCGGCCCTCGGCCGGTACTACAGTGATGCGTTGAGTCATGGGGTTACCTCTGCTGTGAACTTCGCTTCAATACGGCCATCAGGGCCGGGGGATTTCAGATTCGGATCTGCGGGGTCAACGCAGTCCATCTCGAGGGTGGCGCCGGTAAACCCGGGCAAACCATCCAGATACGCTTCGTGCCAGGTCTCGGCAGGCTGATCGGAGGTGTTGCGGCCCAGTTGAAACTGCGCTGCAAACCCGAAGCGATACGTCACCCGGTCGCCGCTGATCTGCACCAGCGCGCCACCGGTGTACTGCATCGCGTCGTAATCCTGATCCGGATTCCAGCCCACCAGTGCACGCCACAGTTCGGCGCGCAGGGCATGCAGTTGCTCACTGGCTTCCTGCCCGCGCTTGTCGCCGCCATCGAGCACCACCACGACATCGATCGTGTCGGTGATGTTCTGGCGAATGACGTTCTGCAAGTCGTTGGCGGTGGACTGATCACCCGTGGCAATCACATACGCCGACGGATGGGCGAGCTGATCGCCGAGGGCGACCGCAGCCCAGTCGATACCGGCACTGATTCGCCCGGCAAAGCTCGGGCAGGTCGCCTGCAAATGGGCAACTATCGGAGTTATCTTCATGAGGGGTTCCGCGTGTGTTGAAGGTTGATTGCGGCGTGGGTAACGCCTACTGGTTCGCCTTGCCCAACGCTTCATCAGCCTTGTCTGCAGCACGGCTGGCCGTGTGAGCGGCCTGATTGGCAATCGATGCGGCACTCTCGACCTTGTCTGCCGCCTGGGTGGTAGTTTCGGCCAGCCTGTCCAGGCGCCGATCGCGCTTGCCCAGCGCTGCGTCGTAGGCATTGCGAACCTCGGCCAGCTGCTGCGTATGCTCGGCATTCGCCGACCACTGCCCAGCCTGAAAACCGAGCATCAGACAGCCAGCGATCAGCAGCACGGAAATCAGCCACACCTCCAGACGCCGCCACCAATGGCGAGCGATGAAATCAATTGCGCATCTGTGCATCGTTTGCACCTCCGAGTTGGGATCGCAGCCGGGCAATTTCGGCGCTTTGCGTGGTGACCTTGTCGGTGAGTTGAACGATGTGGCTGGTGAGCGCTTCGATCTTGCCCTCCATCCGGCCAACTGCAGCGGCAAGCTCGTTGCGCTCCTTGGCAAACTGGTCAGCCCGCGCTTCAGCCTCCTTGCGCGCCTGGCGCTCGGAGTCGAGCAGCTCATTGAGACGCCGAACCGTGCCGATGTCCGCGTTGTCCATCGCCCGGTCTGTTGCATCTCTGGAAAGAAACTTGCGCAGCCATAGAAAGCCGCCAAGCAAAATTGTGCCCGTGCCGCCCAGCCAGGTAGCTGTGCCTGGGCCTAGGTCGGTTGGGTCCATCTTTACCTCTGAATAAAAGACCGTAGGAAACGGTCAAAGGAGCGCGGTGCACAGACTCGTGCCACAGAAAAGCCTTGAACTTTCAAGACTTAAAAAATAGGGGTGCCCCGGAACACCCCGGGGCTGGTGATTAAATACAAACAATCCCCGGCTAAAGAGCCGGGGCAGATCAATCAAAACGTATAGATCGCGGGATTCCAGGTGCTCCATGCACCATTGCTTGGATAGAAAACCTTCACCGGCTTGATATCAGGCCTGAAGCCAAACCTGGCCCAAACAATTTTCGGATAAACGATCGAGAAACTGCCGTTATCCTGAACTCGAGCATAGGCACCAGGATTCCCATTAGTGTGGGTGTGCCACAGAGGCGTGCCGGCATTATCGTAGATTACAAAATTACCGTCTTCCTGCATCGACGCCAGGGCACCGCCTTTTCCTTGGGTGTAGCTCGCCCAATGCACCAAGCCATTTGCTCCATAAAGCACGAGGTTACCGTCGCCTTGGAAGATCAGAGTAGAAGTGCCTATGGAGTACGACTGATTCGGGTAGATCATGGTACCCGGAGAAATCATCGTCGCAGAAATGTCCGGTGCGACAGGAATCGAATCCTTGCTTTTCCAAATTGGCGTTGCATCAATGATGACGATATTTCCGTCATCCTGAAGCTGGAGGTATGTGCGAGCCGCCGCATCCTGAAACTGCTTACTAGGAACTGTGGTGTTGTGAGTCCCCCAGAGACGAGAACGCTGGTTATCAGAGACACCCAGATTGTAGTTTACGTAGGCAAGCGAAACCGGAGCTCCCATGCCGCGTTGCGGGAAGACTTCATCTGAGTATGGAACATCACCATTTGCAGCCCAGATCGGATTTCCATTGTCCCGCAATACCAGGTTGCTATCGTCCTGAAAGATCAACCGAAATCTTTTGTTAGGAGAATCCAGATATTGGTTAAGAACCATCTCGGTCCGGGGAGGGAGAACCGCACGCCCGTTTTCGGTCATTGAATTTAGAAAGTAGCCCATTAATCTCACCTATTGAGTCGAATGATTTGTCGCGGAGAATTCCGCTTTCATGTCGCTCAACGGCGATAACTCGAGGCTCGCGGCCTTCACATGATTCAACGTCCCGCAGCGGGAACATTTGATCTGGAGCTCTGTGTATTCACCCATGCGGGCCAGCAGCTTCTTGCACTGCCCGCATCGATAGTCCTTCAACATTTGCAATGGCCTCCGTATCTGGCCCAATGAAAAACCCCGCCGAGGCGGGGTTTCAGGTGGGTCGCGAGTGACCGGTTGTGGCTGTCTATCAGCCTGATTCCGGCTGCTGCCCTGAGGCGCAAATCGCATATCGTGGGACCTTTTTACCCCCCTCCGGAAAGCCTGGGAAGGGGCAGTTTCGGGGTGGGTCGAGTTTGACCGGAGTTCAACACGAGTTCGGCCACAGCTGTGCAATCGACCCGGATAAACGGCGTGAAACCGTGCCTTCATCTACCCTCGTGCAACCTTGTCGACGGCGGCGTTGTTGCTTCTGGAAGCGCTGCGCTCAGCGAGAATCGCCAGCACCTGCTGATGAAGCTTGTTAATCCAGTTGCGATAGGTGCGGTCTGCGCCTTCATTGATACCCACCAGACGCATCTGCTCGCGCACCGGCAACGACTCGACATAACGCAATGTCGCCAGTTGGGCCAGTTCAGGCCCGCGGCTCTTTGCCGGACTGCGTGACAGCTGCGCAATGGCCGCCTCCACTTCGCTGCTTATATAGTCCAGACCACTGCCATTCCCCACCAGCGCGCGCGAGCCGGGTGTACGACGCGGAATGTACGCGCCCCATTCCATGATCCCGGCCATCGGGCTGCTCAGTCCGCCGCCCAGGCCGATGCGCATGCGCTGTTCGCCCCAATGCTGCATCACCGCTTCTACTTTCTCGATCATCGTGTCTCTCCTGTAGGACCTTTCCGAAACGCTGCGCAGCGTCTTTCGCTGCACAGAACCAAGGCCTTACAATACATTTTGTATTTTTATGACACAACGAAGCATTACATTATGTATATTGCTCAACACCCTACAGCCTGTATGATTCGACGCATGAACAGAAAATGGTATGAAGTCGCAAGACAGGTCATGGAAACCCAGGAGATCAGCCAGGAAGAAATGGCTGAGCGCATGGGCGTGACCCCCGGCGCGGTAGGGCATTGGCTGAACGGCAAGCGTGAGCCGAAGATCGAGGTCATCAATCGATTGTTGACCGAGCTTGGCCTGCCGATCCTCACCACCTCCCTCGCGGCCAGCGAACCCGGCATGCACAACGTGGAGCCCACGGTGCAGCCGTCACGTTTCTATCGCTATCCGGTCATCAGCTGGGTGGAGGCCGGTGGCTGGAATGAAGCCGTCGAGCCTTACCCTGTGGGCTATTCGGACACCTTCGAGATCAGCGACTATAAAGCCAAGGGCAGGGCCTTCTGGCTGGTAGTCCGTGGCGACTCGATGACCGCGCCCGCAGGCCAGAGCATTCCCGAAGGCATGTTGATTCTGGTCGACACCGGAATCGAGCCCACTGCCGGCAAGCTGGTCATCGCCAAACTGCCGGAAAGCAACGAGGCCACGTTCAAGAAACTGGTCGAAGACGCCGGACGCTACTTTCTCAAGCCGCTTAACCCCTCCTACCCGACACTTCCGGTAACCGAGGAGTGCAAGCTGATCGGTGTCATCAGGCAGATGACGATGCGCCTCTGACCACCCGCCATGCTCCGCCCAAGCCCCGATAATCGGGGCTTTTTCATGCGCACTGTTTTCTGCACGGGCATGTGTCCGTGTAGGAAACATTTGTAGCTTGCGTGAGAAACACCCCTCAATTACTGTATGCACATACAGTAAAAAGGAGTTCATTCATGCTCAATCAGTCCCCCGACACCCTGCAACACGACGCTTACCTGGCCTTGGCACAGCGGATTCAGGACGCTATCACCAGTGACAAGGCCCAGATCGAGCATCAGGTCCTGCTGACTCGAGAACCTGGAGAGTCGGTGGCGCACTGGGAGCGCATCATGGATCAGATCAGCGAAGCCGAAGGCATCACAGTGACCCGCAACCCTGAAAACGGCACTGCCCACGTATGCTGGTACATCGACTCCCTATGAGCGAGACGATACAAACCGTATTTAAAAATACAAACTGTATTGTCACAGGACGCTACATATCGTATTGTTTGCCTGCACCCCATCTCGGGAGTACTCACATGCAAACCACAGGGAGTCATGGAATGAACGAAATACTGGATCAACTTCGCAAAGAATTCGCCACGCCGTGCCCTTCGCTGAGCGCCGTCAGAGAGCGTTATTTTTCGCACCTGTCGAACGACAGGAATCTGCTGCGCAAGATCAACGCAGGACGCATCGACTTGAAGGTCAGCCGTACAGGCGGCAGTCGTCAGGGCCACCCCTTCGTTTACCTGCACGACCTGGCCAACTATCTGAGCGCCATCGTGACCAACAGGGCCGCCTGAGGTCAAAAAAGCACCGCCGCAGCGCGATAATGTTCATCGAACTTTGCAGTCATGAAAAATCTTGCTACGTTTCCGGTACAAAACAAAAACAATCGGGATCCTTTCATGACCAAGACATCGAGGCGCTGGCCCTTCGCGGCTTGCCTGTTATCGCTTGCCTGCGGCACCGCTGCTGCAGCGCCCTACTCCACCATGGTGGTGTTCGGTGACAGTCTGGCCGATGCCGGGCAGTTTCCGGACACCGCCGGGCCAAGGGGCTCTACGCTCAGGTTCACCAATCGTGTCGGCCCAACCTATCAGGACGGCAGCGGTGAAGCGTTCAACCTGAACTCGTCGACGCTGATCGGCAGGATGCTCGGTGTTCCGGCAGGAGATCTGGCGGCGTCCACTTCGCCGGTCAACGCTGCGCTGGGCGCACCCGATGGCAATAACTGGGCAGTCGGCGGCTATCGGACCGACCAGATTCTTGACTCGATCAACTCGCAATCCACCGTCGTCGACCCGAACACCGGCACCTTGCTGCGCAGCCGGACCGGTTATCTGCCCGCCAACGGTTTTCGCGCCGACCCCAACGCTCTTTATTACCTGACCGGGGGCGGCAACGACTTCCTGCAAGGTCGTGTGCTGAGCGCCAGCAGCGCCGCGCAAGCTGCCAATCAGTTGGCTGACAGCGCGCAAGCCCTGCAACAGGCCGGTGCGCGCTACATCATGGTCTGGTTGCTGCCGGACATCGGTAAAACACCAGCCTTGAGCGGTTCACCATTGGCCTCGGCGTCCTCTGCACTCAGCGCGGGCTTCAATCAGCAACTGGTCAGCCGACTGGCGCAGATCAATGCCCAGATCATTCCGCTGAATGTTCCGTTGCTGATCAATGAAATCCTCGCTGAGCCGGCACGCTTCGGGTTCGATCCCAACGAGAATCTGGTCAGTACCTGTTTCAGCGGCGACAGCTGCCGGGAAAGCACCACCAACGGCAGATCCAGTGCTACGCCGAATCCGAGCCGACTGTTCTTCAACGATCGCGTCCACCCTACCGAAGCCGGACAACGACTGCTGGCCGACTATGCGTACTCGCTGCTCTCGGCGCCGTGGGAGATAAGCCTGCTGCCGGAAATGGCCAATGGCACGCTGCGCATGCATCAGGACGAGATTCGCGCACAGTGGCTCAGCGACTGGGGCAACTGGCAAGGCGTCGGGCAGTGGCAGAGCATGCTTTCGGCGGGCGGTCAGAAAATGGACTTCGACGCGCAGGACAGCTCGGCTGATGCTGACGGAAGAGGCTATAACCTGACCATTGGCGGCAGCTACCGGTTTGCCGAAAACTGGCGCACCGGGGTTGTTGCCGGAGCGTATCGCCAGAATCTTGAAGCGGGCCCCAGGGACTCGGACTACAAACTCAACAGCTACATCGCCACTGCGTTCCTGCAGTATCAAGCCAACCACTGGTGGGGTGATCTGGCGGTGTCGGGCGGCAAGCTGGATTACGAAAATGCCGAGCGTAAGTTCGCGCTGGGCGTCAGCGAAGGCCAGGAAAAAGGCGATACCGACGGTGAAATGTGGGCTGTCAGCGGGCGAGTCGGTTTCGACATCGCGGGGCCGACCAGTCGCTGGCATCTGTCGCCTTTCGTCAGCGCCGATTACGCGCACATCGATGTCGACGGCTACTCGGAAAAAGGCGACCGTTCAACGGCTCTGACCTTCAGTGACCAGGCGCGCAAATCGCGGCGAGCAGGCGTTGGTGTGCAGGGCAAGTTCCAGGTGACACCGAGCACGCAGGTGTGGGGCGAAGTTGCCCATGAAAGGGAGTTCGAGACCGATCAGCAGGACGTGACCATGGCGCTCAACAGCGTCCAGTCAGTCGGTTTCACGCTGGAAGGCTACACGCCGCAACGCGACCTGAATCGGGCCACGCTGGGCGTCAGCCAGAAGCTGACCCAGGACCTGACACTGCGCGGCAATTACAACTGGCGCAAGAACGACGACGTGACCCAGCAAGGGGTGAATGTTGCGTTGAGTCTGAGTTTTTAGACTGCCCGCAGGAGGGAGCGTGAGGAACGATAATCT